GCCACCACGTACCGCCAATCAACGGTGTTGCCGGGCATGGTCTCGATGTGGCCGCCCTGCGCCCACTGGACGTATGGCACGCCGTCAGTGGCGGTCTTCTCGGCCAGCATTTTCGACGGCAGGTATGCCCAAGCCCGGTAGTACACTTTGCCTTCATACGGCCAGCACAGTGCAAATGCGGTCAGGTCGCGCACCGCGGCAAGATCCAGCCCGCCCCAGCAAGGCACGCCGGCCAGGTCTGGAAACTCGTCCATGCACTGGTCCCAGTCGCGCAGCGGAATCCATGTAGTCGTGGCGCTGGTCCACTGATTCAGGTACAGCCGCCGAAACGTGTTCTGCTTCTCGGGCCGGGCCAGCGCCTGCCGAAACTCTTCTTCGTAGTCGCGAATGTCGTGCAGCACGCCGAGCGTCGGCAGGGCCATGGGCCACAGGCTCTGGTCGGTCCAGTCGGCGTCAATCGGCACCTCGTAGATCAGGGGAAAGTAGCTTTCGTCTTGGATCTCGCCCGACGCCACGCGCTTGGCATATTGGTACTCGCGGTAGCAGATAGATTCCTGATTGCTGCCCGCCGTGGTGATGGTCACCCATAACGGGTTGCGACGGCTTTTGCTGCCGGTAGTGAGCGCGTCGTAAAGTTCCTGCTCGGCAATGCCCCACGCGTGGAGCTCGTCGAATACCACCAACGATGGGTTATAGCCGTGTTTGCCAGCGCCGTCGCTCGACAGGGCGCGGATGATTGAACCGGACTCGTTGTGCCGGATCAGCTTGCGCGACTCGGTGATCGTCACCAGCGGGAGCAGGTCCTCACTGGCGCGAATCATGTCGGCCACGGCGTCGAAGCAAATGCTCGCCTGGTCGCGGTCCTTCGCGGCCATGTAGATCTCTTGTTTTTTCTCCTGCGACAGGAAAAACTCGGCCACGACCAGCGCAGCTACGGTTTGGGTCTTGGCCTGCTTCCTGCCCATGGACGCAAACGCCTTGCGGTACAGGCGGCGGCCGTCGGGCCGTTTCCAGCCGAGCAGGTTGGCGATCAGTTTCCGCGAGTGCGGCAGCAGCTCGAACGGCTCAGGGCCACCGGATCGCGTCGCCTTGGTGAGCGTGAGGCCACCAATTAGCGTCTCGGCCATTTGGACCGCGCTCAGGTCCAGCCAGTTGCCATTATTGGCGCTTTGTTTTGGCAAGTTCCAGCACCTTGGCCAGCGCCGTCTTGGCGACCGGCTTTTCGACGTCGCGGATCCCGGCGCGACCACGGCTTCTGGGGCCGATGCACAGTTGGCCGCGCAATTCTTCCATTTGCCGCGTTAATGCCAGCCACACGCGGTCGTCTGCCGCTGACTCGCGGCGATACGTCGCTGAGGCGAGGTCGGCGTACAGCGCAGCGTCGGCCTGGCGCATTGGGACGCCAGCGGCGCGATTGTCTTCGACGAGTTGCCGGAAGATGGCGACCTCTTCGGTGCACAAACTGGCCGGCGGGGCAACGGATTCCTGGATGATCGGGCCCGGCTTGGGCGGCGGGTTTTTGGGTATCGGTCCTCGTAGTCCCATGATTCTAGCTTATACCACCATGCGTCTATTAAATAGGCTTATGCAATGCTGCCAGACGCGGTACTAGTGGTTTTTTGAGGGTGCCTGTGCAAAACCTGTGCAAAACCCGTGGAAACCGAAACCGCGAAACCCAGAATTTAGCGTAACCGGATTCCGAAGTCGGTGCTGCGCTCAAACCCGCCAAGATCCGACCCACCCCTCCCCTTTTCTTCGCCTCAGCTTCGCCTTTTGCCGCCCAGATTTCCACAGGGTACTAGTCAGCCAGCTATAAGCCGGATTTATGGATAGCGCCGCCGGTCGCCCCGAGTCTTCCAGACGTGGCACTGGTGGCACAGGGCCTGCAGGTTGCTCCGCTCCAGACGCGGGCCGCCAGCACGCAGCGGCACGATGTGGTCCACCTCAGTAGCCACCGCCGCCTGACAGATGCGGCACACGGGCTCCTCGCGACGCACCATGACACTAAGCTGTTGCCAAGTCGCGTCGTACCCGCGCCTGGTCGAGTCTGGCCGCCGGTCAGCGGGTCGCGGACGGGCCGGGCACTGCGGACCATGGGCGGCAAGACAACGCTGGCACCAGCGAGGCGGACGAGTGGCCATGATTTATTTTACGATGGCCTACTTTTTTGTTGACAGAAACCATGCTTTCTGCGATACTTAAAGAGTAGCCGGTTGACCGGCACACAGGAGAAAACGATGACTAAAACCTACTACCTTTCGGGCGCTGCCGCTACTGCCGCCGCCCGCGCTTTCCGCGCCGCCGGTTACCGGGCGACGCGCAATACCTGCACCGGCTACGCCTGCAACGTAGTCGCGCACCACGCCGGTGCCGACCTGGACGCCCAGGCGGAGTTGATGCGGTTGCTCGGGGAGGTGCTGTAATGACTACCACCATACACGGTCACGTCCTGACCGTGCTCGATTGCGCCGAGGCCGAAGCCCTGTGGGCCAAGGCCGAACAGTTCCGCGCCGCCGACGATTACGACGGTCTGGAGCGCTGGCTGTACGCGGGAGCTCCGCTCGATGAAGAGGTGGCGCAATGACCTACGCCTACGTCACCACCGAGACCTGCCGCCTACGCGACGCAGTCCGCCCCGGCGCGCTGATCGGGCGCGACGAGATCCCCGTGTCGCGGCACGGCGACTACACCGCCTGGCCGCACGGCAAGCGGGAGACGCTTCGCCGGATGACTGACAGCGACACGGCCTACAAGCGCGAGTCGGCGCGGGCCGTGGCTGAGTTGCTGGGGTGGGCACATATGACTATAACGCGAAATTTTTTAAACTGGGCCAAGAGCTGGGAGCCAGGCCTCTGCCTAGCCGTAGGCGACCGGTGGGACGATGACGATGCGTGGTATCTGCTGCCGGGTGGCACCTACGCTGGCTATGATGCCAGCGCCTCAGCGGACGCGGTCATGCACTATGTCCGCGCGTGCTGGGAGCAGTACCATGCTGGCGACCGGCCAGCCGCTGCCATGTCGCTGCGAACGGCAAAGACATTGATGGAGGTGGCGTAATGACCGACCGAAACGAAATCACGCGACAGATAGAGGAGTTGCTCGGCGCAAACGGAAGCCATGCCTTAGCTGTGGCGATGCTTGAATCGCTAGAGCGTCATGGGTGCGTGCAATTTAACGCAGCGTATGGGTACCACTGGGCGACTGACGAGACCGGCGAGGTGATCGGCTGGGCCGACGCGTTGCGTGAGGCGGTGGCCGCATGACCGCTCTAATCCGCGCCCTATGGGCGCTCTCCGATGCCGCCGGCAGCGCCGCCGTGTGGCTGATCGACCGGCAGGCGCAGGCGGCGCGGGAGAACGACACTCCCGCCTACCTGGGCGTCGAGGCGGTGCTTGCTGTGCTCGGCTGGACGCTGGTGCTGGTCGTATACGTGGTGATCTTCTAAGGACACGATGACTACCTCTTCTCGCTCAATAATCCGCGCCCGTAAATCCGTAGAAGCGTTTAAATCTGCCGCCGACTGTATCGGCCCAATCGAGCGCGACATGGCCGTGTTTGCGGTCACTCGCGGCCAGTTCTCCATGATCGACGCGGTCCAGCACTGCCTCCGCGAAATGGGACCGTCAAAACTCTCGATCTGGACGTGGTGTATTGCTGATTACGAGATTGAGACGTTTGAATCGTTGCTCGCGTCCCGGTCGATCACGGAGGCCACGCTGGTGATCGACCGCGCCGGAGAGCAGCAGGTCTCCAAAACGCGAACGTTCCGCGCCCGCGAGGATAAGGCCAGCCGCCAAGGCCAGCTCCTGACCCGCTGGCGAAACAAGTTCGGGCCAGGGTCGATCAAGGTCGTGCTGAACCACGCCAAGATTGCCACGCTCGACAATGGCACCCACAAGGTGGTCGTGCGCGGCTCCATGAACCTCAACCACAATCCCAGATTCGAACAGCTCGACGTCACCGAAGGCGGCGGCGTGTTCGACCTCGTCCGCTCGATTGAGCAGTCCCTGCCGGATCTTCCGGCGCACTACACCCAGCACGACCTAGAGGTCGCCACCGGCGCGCACGTGCTGTTCACCGCCGAAGAATTAAAACCATTTAACGGAGCCATAAAAGTATGGAAAAAGTAAAGCTAATGGAGATCCTGGCAAAGGCCAAGGTCTCCGCCGAGCGGGCCACGCTGTACGCGGACGCCTTCCTGGAGTACACCGCCGCACAAAAAAACATCGACGACAACGGCGCAATCGTCGCCGATCCCCGCACCGGGTCGCCGATCCCGAATCCTTACCTGCAGGTCCGAGATAAAGCATTCGCCCGACTGGAGACGCTACACAAGGCCGGAGTCCGCGCCCCCGGCCTCTGGCTATGACTGACCTTACTACCGTCCCCACCGCCGACCTCTACCGCGAACTAGCCCGTCGCCGTGGCGCGCAAGGCGGCCGCCCGCCCAAGCTTCGCAGGTGCCCCAAGTGCGGCGCAGTCGTCACCGCTACCCAGGCGCGGCTCAAGTGTCCGCACTGAACTATCCGGAAATTCCGGATGGTTGGCAACACCCCTCCGGACACTGCACGGCCAGGCGCTCGCACTCGCGGCAGCGCTTGGCCAGGCCCAGCTTGTACCCCGTTGCGCGGGTGTATGCGGATGGCGTCAGCCACTGGCCGCACCCGCTGCACCGCTTTAAGTCACACTGAAAGCGCGAGCGCACCCACCGCTCCAGTTTCGCCGCCGAGTACAGCCCCTTCCCGGTCTTGGCGGCGCGAAGCGCGTCCAGGATCTCCGTCGCGATCTGCTGGCTCACTAGTAGCCCTCCCACATGCGGGCCGGGTCTACTGTCCCGTTCGACTGGCACTGCCTGCACTTGCCGCTCGCGTAGTACGGCACGCCCTTGTACCAACTGCAAATGTGCACCCATCCCCGATTGCAG